CATCTTGGAATGTGAACCTACTCCAAGCACTCTGCACCCTCTCATTGCCACGCCAGAAGTATTTATACACGTAGAGGTCAGTTGTGCCGCTACCGTTGCTTGTAGTGGCTACGATAATGTCCTCTGTTGGTGATCCAACTAACTGCTTGATGTTTGCGGGGATATACTTAGGCACTTGTCCTGTGATCTCCTCACCCCTGAATGTGTCGGTATTTAGATCAATGGCGTACTCATTGACTCCGTTGTAGCTATTTCGTGGGAATGGGAAGTAGATAAAGTTACCCTGCGTCAATGGCTCAACTCCAGCAAGTGCCGTGTATTCAGTAGTCGGAGTTACATTGATTGTCTTAGGTGTCAGTAGTTCATTGCCTTTGATAACGAACTGCGTCTCATCACTAAACACAATCAGCTTCTCTTGGAATGTGGCTACGTGCTTTAGGTTGCTGACTTTCGTGTGGGAGATACCCGCATCAATCGGTGCTGAGTCTAGTAACTGTAAAACTGTGGTGCGAAAGAAATTGTAGTATTCATCCGCTTCCGAAAAGATAATGTTCTGTCCACTAAGGAATCCTAGCCTGTTCTTCCAGAAGAAGATATTCTCGATGGTATTGCCGACAAAGCTTGGGTCTGGGTTGGTTTCCGTATCGCCTACAAGACGGGTTCCCCAAGTGTTGGTGTCGATGTAGTAAGATTCTCCATCTGACATAGTGACAGTGACATCTTCTCCACTACCCCCAGCACTTGCACTAAAGTCTAATGTCGGAGCAGAGGAATACCCTGCTCCAGGATTCGTGATATTGATGCTGGTAATTTCATTACTGGATACAGTAAATGTCCCTTCCGCTTCCGTTGTGGGAGTGCCACCGCCAGTAAATCCTAATGCAAAAGTTCCGTCAGTGTAACTTGAGCCTCCATCGACAATATTGGTACTAACAATGTAAAAGTGTGGTTGTGGCAGCAACTTGTAAGGCATGTCTGTTGCCGTCAGTGCCGTAGGTGTGTCTGGTGCAATCGTCTCTACCCATGAACCTTGATTATACTCAAATAAAGTCACCTGGGCAGTAGCGTCTTCTACCGAAGTACCTGCGTCACTAAAATCTAAGGTAGGTGTAGATGTATATCCTGATCCACTGTTAGTTAGCGTGATAGTTTCTACACGCCAATTACCACCGTAGTTTGCTAAAGTAAATGTACCTGCTGCTCCTGATCCACCTCCTCCTGTAAATATTAAATTGTGTGGGCCTGCCGTAGCATCGCTATATGTTGATCCCTTTGTGAGTAGCTTAATACTTTCAATTCCTCCATTAAAAGCAACGCCACTGGCATTATTGAACTTCACATAATAATCATCTTGTGCGGCTTCGATATCACCTGTGATCTTAACATGATTATCTTCAAATGTATTCGTAGGTAAATCAGTGATGCTTGCAACTTCTGTTTGTATTACTCCTACTCCTTGGCCTGCTAATCCATCGTGTGTCTCTACAGTGAAATCGTCATTTCCAGTATATTCAATTAAGACAGCATTACCATTAGATGCATTTGTGTAATCTGGGGCAACAACTGATGGTGTAAGTATATCTCCCTCAAAACTTGCAAGCGTAAGTACAATATCAGAAATGCCTCTATCGATAATTGCCGCCCATAGACCTTGAGCAATCAATTCACTAGAGGCATCATTAGCATCACCTCTTGCATGACCAGCATCACCTGACGAAGTTGTTGAGCCATTAACTTCTGAATTATTTGAACTAGATCCATTGCCAGATTTATAAGTGCAATGGGTTTTAGTCCCGTTGATTGTGATGTCTACGTGGTAGTCCTTAGCATAGTCCCCTTGCTTTACGAATACCACTGCCTTCTTTACTTGAGAATAACTATTCGTCCCCAACGCACTGATCGTTTGCGTCTTGTTCAGGATGAATGTGGTATCTGCTACCGTTAAAGCTCGCAGGTTCTCCCTTGGATTTGCCTCGTTGATATAGGCAATGTTTGGTGTACCTGTGCCAGTAGATGCAGCATACGTGTTAATTAAGCTACCATCAGCGGTGTCGTAAATCTTGGGTGCTGTACTGCTTGGCTCAATGACCAGCAAGTGCCGATTGCTACTATCACGATTGATGAGGTAAACAAAGCTATCAGGGTCAATGTCTGCGTCTGTACCTAATTCCCCGACAAATTCAGTGAATGGTCTTTTTCGTAGTCCATCGACCACACTACTAAGCATATTCTCCTGAGCCTCGTGCTGTCCAGCAAATCGAAGGTTATCAGGTTGCTGTGATACACCTTGAGCCAGATTAGGTATGCTGGTGTTTACGAGTGGCATTATCTGCGTAGCGTAATAGTGGACAGTTCGTTGTCAAATATTGTGTGGTCAGCATTCTTGGCATTGCTGCGTCTTGCTAATGCCTTTGCTTCTAACTCGTCTCGCAAGGTGAATACTTCGATCTCACCACTACCGACGAATCTTGCTGCCATCTTGCGAGCTGCACGTATAGTAATCCATTGCCTGAATTGTTCTGGCAACTCTGTAAAGTCTAGCAGGAATACGATGTCTACTTCCAAATCCTGCGTAAATGTACTGCGATGGTTCTTCTTGTCGTACAGGCTTGTGCCACGCTGTACTACATCAATGTCGCTATATTTATTTACCTCCGTGTCTACTTGGAGCGTATTGCTCGGCACGGTGATCGTGTTGTCGTTTGCCCTTGTTAGCGGATACTTCTTCTCGCTATTGAAATGCCAACCCTTTGATTGTATTTCCCTGCTGGTGTTGTCGAGCAGTGTTTCTGCTTGTACTGCTTGAATGGGTTTACCTGATCCCGCATTCAGTGTGTTTACTGGTGCTTCACCAATGGCCCCTAATATCTCATTAACGGCTTCGAGTTTAGTTGATAATGTAAGAGACATGGTATCAGTCTGGTAAAGGGGCCAGCAGGCTAACTATGGACAAAGGAATGCCCACTGGCCCCGAACCAGAAGGAAGGTTATGCTACAAGCTCAAGCATTGCTTCAGGACGAAGGATGCCGTGACCAAGAGCGTATTTAGCCAAGAACAGTGTGCCTTGGTACTCAGGTTTGTACTCAGACTCAGTTGCCAAGTCCATGAGTTGAACAGTACCAACAGCAGAGGTGTGACCGATAAGACCTACCGTATTACGGAAGTCACCGTCATAACCATTACCACCTGCACCGAACACATCGTTATTGGAGTTGGAGTCATCGGTAGCAGTACCAGATGCACCAGAATCCATATTGGTGGTAGGAATGTGGGTGGACTTGAAGATGTTGATACCAGCAATCTGCATGACCTTACCAGTGCTGATACTACCAGAACCACCAATGTCGCTATTAACAGCAGACAGGAGGTTGATACTAGAGTCAGTGTTAGCACCAGTAATCAATGTGTAGTAATCAGTTGGTGCGAGAACTGCGAAGCGTCCATCTTCGTCAACATCGTTATTGTCGAGCTGTTCAGCAGCAACAAAGAACGCATTGATAAGATCTTGAGCATCGTAAGAAGTATCCTTTGTTCCTGGTGTATCAGGAGCAGAGATGTCACCGTTAGGAATGTCAACCTGTCCACCAGTCTTATTAGTCTGGGTGAGGTTAGCACTCGCACGAGCGGCAGCAATCATCACCTTACATACAGCAGTATCGTAACGTACAGCAAGGGCTTTAGCCAACTCACGAGCGTAGATACTACGGATGTCGTAATGATTCTTCATGTCATCCAAGTTGTAGAGCATCGTGGAAGAAATGAGCAGGTCATCAATGGTGATGATCTTTTCAGTCTTGGCGATGTCACTCAGATAAGTAGAACTTGCTCCACCTTCTTGGATGATGTTCTGACCAGGTGTGTGGTAAGTAGCACTTGCAATTCCAGTCACTGGGAAGGTAGCACTGCGACCACTATTGATGGTACGGGTAGTGTGTAGTTCACGAAAAACATTCTTCTCGTCGAACGTAGTTAAGATCTCTCCTGTGAATTGTTTTAGGAAGAGGTCGTTGAATCCACTCCCAGCCTGATTGTCATCAAACCGTGATGGATCGGTAATGCCTTCATTAGCCATTTGTCGGGTCTCCTATATTGGAAGTTAAAGATAAGGGTTTAAGTTATCTCGCTCACTTTCCGTTAGGTATCTCCCGCAAGAGGCTACGTCTGTTTACGAAATCTATCTACACAAATGAACTATGTTTTTCATGTTGGCAAGTGTTTTCTTTTGTTAAAGTTATGTTAAGCTACTTTCGGGTCTGTTGTTGTGTGCCTATCACACGTCCCATAAGGACTAACTCCTGTAGATGCACCCATAGAGACTAGCAAGCCACAGGAATACTCATCATTAAAGTGGTGCTTACCTTGCTCTATCTTTATGATTGGTGAGATTGACCGATACCAGCAAGTAGCACATGGTTGCTCCATGAGTGCATCTTGCCCTGTGCGGTAGTTTACTGATTTGTGTTCTTCGTCCATTAGAGTAATATCTTTTTTGTGTCCCTATAATCCTTAGCTACCTCCTTAATAGTAAGTAAGCGACCGAACCGATCAATCCAGCCATCTTTATTATTCTTGGATGCTAACTCAAGGGTGCGTTCATACTCCTCTTCCACTGCTTTGATGAATTGGTCTAACTTGTCCATAAATAAAATG